AATGACTATACTTAAAGCCTTCACCATAATTACCCGCTTTCTGCCATAGTAAATCACCAGTAAAACAAATGTAGTTTTTCTTCTGGTTATTGGCAGGGCTATAGTTAATGGTAGTATCACTTCTGTATTCCAGTACTGGCTTTCTCATAAGTTCGTTAGAATACATCTACCACCATAGGGAAGCGGTATCTGAAGTACCGTACTAATCACATTTGCTTTGCCAAGTTGTTAAGTGTGTACCGTCACTGTTTCCCCATCCAGAATTTATATCGTTATAGTACCTAGCCCACGGCTCTACCCCAGTATGAAATTCTATATACGGTTTCCAACTTACCTTTATAGGCACATCTTCACCCACCTTAAATCCAAACTATTGATTTATGGTACACCATTGGTATTCATATCTGGCTAACCTTGCATTAAAAATAGGCTATTGATCTATGTCTATATAGTTGAGGTACTAAGAAGAAAAGGTGTCGTGTAAAAGCGGGATGGGAAAGAAAGTACCCTCTTCCCATACATTAGTATTCGTATAGCACTGCCAGTATGTATTAGTGGGCTTATTGTTTATCCGCTTCTATGTGTAGTAGAAGTACCTATCATAGATATTATAAGCCTATTCTAGATGGGTATGGTCATAAGTGAAAAACTTATCTTTCCAATAGTCATAGATGGTTAAATAGGTATATGCCCCACGCTTAATGTAAGCGGCTTTATGAACATAGTCTAAGGGATCTATATAAAACTTATCATCATCTATTTCCTTCACATCTGACTTAACCGAAATCTTATTATATACTTCATCCATCTGGATATTCTAATCATCCCCAGAATAATCACCTTTTGTAATGCTTCCATTAAGATTCACGGTTACGGAATTGTTATTAGCAGTAATATCTACGAATAAGTTATTATCTGGTTTGTCACTGTCTATTAACTCATAATCCACAAAGTATATATCTTCACCGTCTGGGATGCAGGAAAGCCCATAGAAATTACAAATTTCTTCCAGACAAGTATAACAGTCCTCAGCTTCACCTTCATCATCAAAGAAGATACCTTCATTTATGTATTCTTCATCCATCGGTGGTAGGTTGTTTGTTCTGGCCTTATTGCTTCTGTTACCGTTCTTAGGGATATAAACACTGCCAGATACATTAGCCACATTCATTAGCCTTCTAATGATAGATACCACCTTCACAGTGGATTCTTCACCAGTGATATAGGTGTATTTGTAATCCTTTAATGTGGAAATGGCATCTACGGCTTCTATCTCTATTCTGTTTATATATGTGTATGGTTGGTTATACTGGCAAGGGGTAACAAAGCCATTAAACAAACAGATACCCTTACTAAGATTATTTACCTATAAAGTTGTACCGTGACTACTGGCAGAATACATATCGAAATATGTATCTTTAGATACGATACCTACAGTACAGCTTCTGGATTTGACTGGGGAAAAAATACCGTCTGAAGTCTGGGCTATTATCACTGGCTCATCATTATCAAAGAAGATGTCCTATGTAGTAGATGAATCATTATTAGTGGTAATAATCACCTATATCATTTCTTCATTAACAGTCCTAAATTTACCTTCATATTCCATAGCTATTATATTTTTTTCATTTTACTATTATGGTTTCTAAGCACTCCTACCAGATTCTATCCTTTAATCCTAAATGTCACATTACCACTAGTACCCAAAGAATCCCCAGTAGTATCCCCATTGCCATTTAGGATATTAAACAGTTTCTTCTACTAACTGCCATTTAATATCATTTCCCCCTTATTAACTCTGGCTATGTTATAATCACCTATGGTAGTAGTACCACCTATGATACCACCATCTGCAAAGGAAGCAATCATAGCAAAAGCGGCTACCACAGCAGCTATACCAGCGGCTATAGCGGCTAGGTTAGCGGGGAATGGTAGTGAAGCCCCAGATGCAGTAGCACTAGCAATAGCACCCGCTTCCTTCACACCTATCTTACCTAATTCAGATGTATTTTCAGCCGTATCATTAGCTAGCTTTGTCTGTGTGTTAGCAGTTTCTACGGTGGTTTTGGTAGTACTCATAGCCATTTCTGCACTATCAGCGGCTATCTTCTTAGCACTGGATGCTTCTGCTATCTCACCAAACATCTTTATTATATCATTTATGGATTCATAGGCACTTATAGCCTCATCTATAGTACCTATTACGCTACTGATACTGGATGTAACCTTTTCAAAGGTACTCATATCACTCCAGTTTTCCCCTAAGTTAGTCCACGTTTCAGTAACATTAACCACCGAATTATTCAGGCTTCCCAGATTCTTCACAGTACCCTTTATACCAGAATACAATTTTTTGTTAAACTGGGATTTTGTCTGTAGCAGTTCAGCATTTTTGGCGGCATCCAGATAAGCCCCAGAAAGTGCTTCGACCTTCTCTCTGGCTTCATCATAGATGGATACCAGTTTTTCTTCATTGGTATTCAGTGTACCACCTATTCTTACTTTCTCCTATATGGCCTTATACTATTCCTAATGGGATTCCAGTATTTCCTTCTAAAAATCCAGTTCTTCCTTTAGGTTATCTGCTTTGGTGGTAGCCTATTGTGCCTTATCCCCTTTAGGGCTTAGTGTCTGCTAGCGTACCTTTACATTTATTTCTTCAGTATGTTTGGATAGCTTATCTTTCAGTTTATCTATATCATCACCTTCTACTACTGGCTTTAGCTTTAGTTCTATTTGGGCTTTCTGGTTTAGTATTTCATCTATTTCCCTTTGTATCTGCTATCTGGATTCATCATCTATAGCAAGTTTAAGTAGCTTTTCCTTCTGTGCCAGTTGATCATTCAGCTTCTGTATAGAACCATCTTCTACCAGTACTTCTATACCCAGTTCTAACTTCTTATTCTGTATCTGGGTTTCCAGTTCCTTTACCTACTTCTGGTAATCATCTGGGGTTATCTTTAAGATACCATCCTTATATTTCTTCTTTAATTCTGATAGCTTGTTTTCCAAATCAGATAACGAGCCACTTACTGCTTCTGGTTTGTCCTTAGTATTAGATGGTGTATGTTTAGTGGTAGTAGTACCAGGCTTTGTACCAGTGCCACCTAAAGAAGCTAACTGTGCCTTTGCAGTTTCCGCTTTCTCATTGGCGGCATCCATCAAAGCACCAAATCTATCCACTTCATCCTAGTAGCCCTTTTCCATCTGCTATCTGGTTTTCAAAGCCTAATCATTACGGTATTTGTTAATCTTGTCTATACCTTCTTTGGTTAGCTTAAATTCACTTCCAGTATATTCACCATCATATTTAACAGTATAATCCTTTCCCTATTCTAAGTTCGCTTTCTGCCATTCATCAGGGGTAAAGAATCCAGTTTGTTTCTAATCATCCGTTACTTTAGTATAGTAATCCCCAGTATCCCTAGACTTCTATCTGTTATCCCATTCAGTAGCTTTCTTCTTTATGGCTTCCTTATATAAGTCCTAGTATGCTTCTGCTTCTGCTATGGCCTTCAAAGCGGCTATTACCTTTGGTGCATTTTTCACAAACACATCATAGGCATCATTTACATTCCATACAGATAGGTTAAGTTTATCAAAGGCACTTTGATTATTCTTAATCCATTCCTTCTTATCCGCTACAGTCTTTAGGCTATTCCACTGGCTTTGCAGTACCTTAAAGTTACCAATCAAATCCCCAGTTTTATTACCTAGTGTTTCTGAAGCGTGCTTCTATTCTTCCAGTTTCTTCTTAGTGGCTTCTGCTTCCCTCTATAGTTCCTTTTCCTTTTCAGTAGCCTTACTGGTACTGGATGAAAAAGCATACAAAGCAGTAGCCACACCTAAAGCGGCAGTAGCCAGTAGTACATAAGGGTTAGCTTTAGCCACTGCATTAAATACCTTTTGGGCTAAAGTAGCAGCCCCAGTAGCTATAGTACCTTTGTTTTCGGCCAAAGTCCTTATCTTAATTGCAGTAGCAGCAGCACCTTCCTAGATAGCCCTAGTTTTAAGCATTATGGCACTACTAGACTATAAGGCATTAGTAACCTTAGTAAGTAGGTTGGCAGCACTTTGTACGGCCATTACTGTAGCTATTGCATTTTTCAAACTTTCTTCATCCCCAGTAACCTTAGCCAGTATGGATGAATAGGTACTAAGTGCATCCCCACTAATACCTACCAAATCATTAAACACATCCAAATTAGGGGTATCAGAAGCCATCACCTTTATTTCTTCACTAACATCACCTATGGTATCCTTCAGTGTACCCGCTTTGGCTCTTAGTTCATCCATCTTCTTAGCCAGTGCCTATCCGCTTGCACTTTGCTTTTCGGCATCATTCATAGCCCGATACTAAGCGGTTAAAGCGGTTAGTTCATTCTGTAGCTTCTTTAACTATGCTTTCAGTGGCATCTACTTAGCAGTGCCATCCATACTACCCACCTATCCTAACTGTACCTATAACTGCTTCAGCTATTCCTAAGCAGAAGTACAGGAATCGGAAAGGGATTTACCGAAATCACTATTTCTGGCACTCTCCGAAAGATTAGCCCACTGTACCTATAATTCCTATATCTGACTGGCTAAAGCCTATTCCTATTGTTTGGTAGAAAGTGTACCAGATGCTACTTTATCCAGTGCCTTTACTACTCTTTCATAGGAAGCTATCTATGCTTCAGTAACCCCCTATATATGGGTACTGCTATTCTTTGCTTCCTTAGTGTATTTATCCAGTACGGATCTGGCTTCAGTTAATGACTTAACTAAACCAGATGTATCCGCACCTATCACCGCCATCAATTTAGCCATTATCCTTCTATTGCGTTTTTAATGTAATTACTAAGTATTGAATCTGCATTATCCATAGTCTTATCTATAGTTTCATTGGGCTTAATGTACCCCTTCTGATAAGGCTTAGATAGTGCTTTATCATTTACCTTTCTTTGCTTTCTGTATCTAGTACCACCGACAAAAAAGCGGGTTTTATATGAATGTGTGTTTTCCTTCGTACCCAGTGAATGTATCTTTATCTGGGATGATTTCAGCTTACCAATCATAATACCACTGGATAGGTCTTTGTAGCTATGACCAGGGGTATGTCTTTTGTATATACTGGCACTACTAATGAAAATCTGTCTGGCATCATCCCTAAGTTTAATGGCAGATGCTACTACTGCCTTATCTATATTCCTAAGCATTTCAGAAGATGCTTTTTCTATATCGTAAGTATCAAAAATTATTCTTGTCTTTCCCATTGCCTAGATAGTTCTTTCAGTCTGTTTATATCTTCATTGCTTATTTCCACATCCTTTTCTTCATCCTAACTGGATTCATCCCACTTAAAGGTACATATATCCTACATACTTAGCCGTTTCCTACTGTTTACCTAAGCAGTAACATAGGCATTTAGCCTACTGGTTTCCCATAGGTTTCTATCCAGATACGGTAGATTATCCACAATATCATTTAATTCCCATTCCGTGCAATCATCTAGGAAGTAGGATACATCCATTACCCTAAACTGGAATACCAGTAGGTTAAATAGGTAGTGGCAGATACATTTAGGGGCTTCACTGGTATCCTTATTGTCGGTGGTTAGTCTTTTTTTAGTTGGTTATTGTTCTTAGCCACATTCTGTAACCATTCCCCAAACTCATTCAGTGTATCCGTGTTTTCGTCTAGCCAGTCTAAGAAATCATCCATAGATAAGCTATAATCCTTAGATGAAGCCAGTACTACACAGAAGTAGAATGTTATTACATCTGTAAGATTACTGGGTGTCAAAGTACCCCCAGTTATATTTTCGTACATCATCATAGCCCTAAGTGAATACTTCAGGGTTATTTCTTTTTCCTTTATTGTTACTGTCATAATGAATTAAAATAGTAAAGGGCAATAGAAGCAAATCTACTGCCCTTTGGTTATAGGCTTAGTAGCCTTTGGTATCATCTGATTACTCGTTAATAGCAGTTTTCTTAATGCTTCCAGTACCAGTAAGGGTAATGGAATAGGTTGCATTATCTCCGTTATTGGCATTGGCAGTAAGGGAAGTGATAATAACCTTACCTTCATAAAAGGTATTCTGGGAAGTCCAGTATGGTAATGAAGTATCACCATCCGCTACGTTCTTACTCATATCTGCCTAGTCTGTCTTTAATCCGAATCTTACAGTGATAGCACTACCCGCTAACATCGTATCAAACATACTATCGTATTCATCTGTAGTATATAAGTTTTCAGAAGTGATTTCCCAAGTGTATCTAGATACTTCTGAAGCACCCCATACACCGTGATCCTTACTAGAAACATCTGTAGTTTCTGCGGTTATTGTTAGGGTGTGGTTTGTGGCATAGGCATAGCTATGACCGTCACTATTGAAAAGCATCAAATCACGACCTTTGATAATTTTATTTGCCATATTATTTTTCAGTTATTTACGTTAATACTAAACTGCATCCTTTGAACAAATGCGTTATTACTATAATCTTCTGTAGCTAAGGTTAGTAGTGTATCATTGATTTCCATACTATCATATTCGGTACGTTGTACTTCCAGAAGTTCCCTTACCTAGTTAGCCAGTTCAATTCCTCTATAATACTTATCCGTTACCACTACTACTTCCATAGTAACCTTATCTTCATAATATCCATCTTTGCTTCCAGTGCTTTCCAGATTAACCCTTTTATATACTATGAAGGGTAACTTAGCATCATTATCCGCTACCAGTGGGTATGATTTCACACCTTCTATCTGGCTAAGTCTGGAATAGATGTATTTCCCTATGTTAAGTGTATCAATCATTCACTAATTCCGCTTTAATGGTTATCTGTTGCTACTGCTTATCTGGTTCTATATCTAGGATTCTGTACTACTTCCCATTCCATAGTATCCTATAGAAGTCCTATACTGGTACATAGTTCCGTATCTGGAATGTCTTAGTATAGGTGTATAAGATTTCATCATTTACATTCATCCTATTACCCCCAGTATGTACCAATCTGGCTTTAGTAGTATAGATGCTTACCCAGTCTGTAGTTTCTTCACCGAAATCATTGGTAGATACATCTGGCTACAGTATTTCTATTCTTTCCGTTAAAAGTCCAGCTCTCATTATGGTAGGTAGTAGTGTTTGTGTAATCCCAGAAGATAATCTAATGTATATGGTACTTTGACTACAGTACTGTAGGCGGTCGGTTCTCTGTTAGCATACAGATTACCTACCACTAGAAGGATGGAATGAATGATAGCGGATGGTAACTACCCATCCACTACCAAATCATCCAAAGCTATGTCCAGATGCTTTGAAACGGCATCTTCAGCTACTGTAATCAAATCCATTATATAGGCATCATCCCCAGTATAGGAATCATCTATATTCAGGTGTTTCTTTGCTTTCTCCAATGTAGTAAACATAGCTTCAATCCATTATTAACAGTATCAATCAGTAGCAAGGGTTTTAGCCACAAATGCTTCAGCGCGTCTAGGCTTTGCATCAAAGTAGGCATTAACCACTAATCTTACTTTACCGTTAGCGGCTTGTGTGTATGGATCTATGGTTAAATCTATGCCACCCCATTGGCCGATAACATAATCATCAAAGTTACCTACCACAATACCTTTACAGTTAGAAGTACTAAGTACTGGGATACCATCTACTTCATTACCTTCCATTACGAATAAGCCACTACCAGAATCCTTAGAAGTGGTTTTAAGACTAGCCTTAATAGCAGGTGATACGATATACTTAAATTCACCGCTTACATTGGCTTCCTCTAAGGTCTGGATAAGTCCTACCATAGTAGCATAGGATGTATCTTCTATTTCATCTGCACCGTTGAAGATTCCTTTAGGTTGTGTAGTACTACCAGCGGCATCACCTAAGATAGTAGCTTCCAGTTTGTTTGAAATAGCCTTTACTATGTCGTTTCTTAAAAGTGCTTCAGCACTAACGGAATCTTGTAAAAGGAATTGCTTTGATACATCTAAGTAGGCAGTGATACGCTTAGGCTCTAAGTTTACTTCACTGAATGTACCAGCACCATCACTAGCAGCACTGATTTCACCAGCCCATCCTACATTACTACCACTGTAAGCCGGAATGGAAATGTTACCAACTAAGCCGGTCATATAATTAGCACCCGCTTTAACCATTACCAGATTTGCCCTAAGTGGTTCTAAGATGTTTAATTTATCTTCTGCTACAATCTCCTAGCCAGCAGTGGCTACAGTAGCTTGTACGGTACTTCTTTCCTCTACTGGAAGTACAATCTGGCCACTATAGGATAAGCCAGCTTTGCGCATTTCAGAAATACCATCATTCACCAATTCTTGACTACGTTCATCTAATTGGCGGTTGTTGGCTACATCATTGATAGCCTTCAAAAGTGAAAACTTCTCCATACTTCTTTTAATTGTTTCTTTGTTTAGTTTCTCGTTTAATTGTCTAATCTCATTATCTATATCTTCCATTTGTTTCTTCAGGCCATTGTACTTTTCTGTTTCTTCAGTATCCAACTTCCTACATTCCTTCTCGGCATTGGTAATAATGGCTTCAGCTTGTATCTTTAACTGGTTACGTTTGTCTATAAGTTCCACACTATTCATCATTCTAATCCTTCCCTTAGTTGTTTGTAGTATTCTTCCATTTCCTTCTTATCTCTGGCTTTAGCTTCATCCAATCCCCTAGTATCCACATTTACAGTAGTGGCATCATAAGCAGCCCTATATACTGGTGATACATCAAACATTTCTTTTATAGTGCTAATGGTTCTTAGATAACTGCCATCATTCCTTTTAGTCCATCTATCTTCACCTACCTTAAAGGCAAAACTGGAAGCAGTAATATCACCCCTACGGATTCCTTCTAACAGTTCATCACCCAGATTAGTATTAGGTGCTTCAAGCTATAT